ATTCGGTTTGTTAAAAACTATTAATACAGTTCGTCCGGTCTTATCCTTGATGAATTGTTGCACAATCATTCGTTTGTAGTTAAGTCCGGATTGCATGATATATTCCTTTTCTTTTGTAGTTCTTTAAGCAATGAACGGCAAGCGCCAGCGATATCACGCCGTCATCGTGCATTCCGCTCGGTGCGCTATATTGAACGTTCCTGGTGTTCACGTTGTAAATGTAAGTAAAACTTTCCAATTCATCGACAAGCCATGTTTCGTTTATTATTGATATTGTCTTTTGTTCGAATGACATTGCCAGGTCTTCAATGATTACCGGCTTCGATTTCGATGTGGTTGTAAATGGATTGACCAGGTTGCGACAAGATGACCGCAGCATTTCAAAGAACACGTCGCCTTGATTGTTTACTTCGACCAATGTCACCGCTTGATATTGACGGATGACTTCGGCCACCTTATCAATTATCTTTGACCATTCATCATGTCGCCACCTTTGAACGTGAATCATTTGTCCTTTGTCGTTGAGTATTGTCAAGACGGTATAATCATCCGCGCGTCCGATATCAAGTCCAGCATAGTTGCGATTGGTCTTGTTCGCCGTGCCGATGCAATCCTTGACATTCCGAAACAATCCGGAAGCGTTGTCAATAAATTCGGCCATGTATTCTTGACGAAAGATGTGATCCGGCAATGAACGTTTCCTTTCGTCCAATTCCCTGGCGTCAATCATTGGATTGTCATACGACGTGTAATGGATGTAACGATACCGCTCGTCGTAGTTCGGTTGCATGCACAACCGGTGAAAATGATTCTTTCCCTTCGGTGTTGAAATAAAGATAATCTTTTTTCCCTTGACCATTACCGTCGCCGATAAGACTTCGTCCCAAAGTTCCGGACGTGTGAACGCCATTTCATCAACGACCATATAATCGAATGTATTTCCTCGGATATTATCCGGCCGTTCACCGGAAAAGAATTCAATCGATGAACCGAACCCCGTGATCCGAAGATCCGATTTGTTGAACTCGAATAGTCCGGACTTCGCCACCGCCTTTTCTAATTCGGCGAATACTTTTTTCCCTTGCTTATATACTGGCGTGATCCATGCAATTTTGCAACCTGGATCGTTGATTGACCAATACAATAATTGGTTGATGCCAAGCAAAGTTTTCCCGAACTGGCGTCCGATGTTCAAAGCAAAATACTTTTCCGTTCCCGAATTAATGGCGGAATGAATTGCGCGTTGATTGTCGTGCGGTTTATAACCTTTGATTAATGTCATTCAAAGTCGAACTTGTCAACCGTGCGCGTTTCGATTTGTTGGCGGTCGTGCATGCCAAGACGGTTCTTTGCGTAGAAAATTCCCTTGCCTTCATTGGCGACGATGTCGGATGCAAGTCCCTTGAAAAGGTCGTCTATCTTTTTTATAGTTTCCGATTTTAGTTTATCCTCACAATTCAACCATTCATACCAAGTCGAAGGAACGATTCCTTTTTCCTTTCGAATGATTGGAATCCATATCCTTAAAAAATAATCAATCGTTGGTATATGGCGATCCATTACCATAATGATTTCACCTTTGTTTGAAAGCGTTTCTTTTTTATGCGACGAACATTCTTCAATATATTCTATTGCCCAAAGTTCAAGGTTCTTTATATATTCGTTACTATATGCCATAGCTTTACATTTATTATATTATCTTGTTCGTAAATTCAACAATTTATCTTTAATATTATCAGTGATGTCAAGGTCTTCAAGTCTTATTGACGTTCTAATAAAAGGATGACGAATGTTTGAATAAAACGATGTTCGTCCGATTGAAATATTGTTTTCGCCGTCGGTGTCGAAAGAATCCATTTTAGCCGGTTTCGATATCAACAACCGTTTAATTATTTTCGCTTGCTTTGAGACGTGACCAAACAAGAACCCGTCAATTCCTTTGCGAAGCGCCGAATCCGGAATTGTCCTGGCGTATTTTGTTTTGAATGCCATGTCAAGATTCGTTCGCGCCTTCGCTGAATATTGAATCATTTGCCCGGTTGCCAAATTATAAAAGAATCCATTCTCGTAATCAACCCAATCAAAGTTGCGATTGACGATGCAATTGAAAGCTTCTTCGATGCGATCCGCAGCCGAATAACAATCGACCGCTTGCAAAAGGAAAACCTTTGAATTCGAATCGGCGTGTTGTCCGATGTCTTTCCATTTCTTCGGAAGTGAAATCCATTGTTGATATTCAAGATATTTGATTGATTCGCAACCGGCATCTTTCAGGCGTTCGGCATATTGTCCGATAAAATCAATTCCCAATTGTTGCGAATGTATTTCTTCGGCGACGATCAATTCCCACTTGACCGAAGTCTTTTGATTGCATAATGATTCCATTGCCAGGAAAGCAATCTTATCGGCCTTGTAAACTGGCATTGCAATTGTCGCTTCAATCATTGTTCAAGAATGTTTCGATGTCTTCGCGTGTCGTTGTCCTTGTCGCCTTGAATCCTTTTTCCTTCGCTTCGCTTCGAAGCTCGTTGAATGTCTTTTGTTTTACGCCGATGAAATGAACGGTTGGTTTTACATCCGTCTTTTGAATAAGCGCCGGAAGGTCACCGCGCATCAATTCATAATTCAATCGATCCATTGCAATTCGAACGCAAGTTGCGCATTGCTTATTCAATACGCCATGACCAAGATCATGATATATTTTACCAAGTTCGTCCTTCATTGTACTGTTCAAGCTAAATGAACGCGTCCTTGAAAATTGATTCGCCTGGTATAATAATTCAACGCTTACTTTCATAAATCAAAATTAAGTCGGATAATAAATAAGAAACGAACGCCATTGGAATCATTCGATAATCAACGAATGAATAAATTGCAACCGCCGTCCAAAAGGAAAGACAAGACAAACAATTGAACGGTTTGAATTGCGGTAAGTCAAAAGATGTCAACGCTCTCGCAATCGCCACCGCTATAATTATATAAATCATATTTGAATTTTTTAATTGTTTTGTGAATTGTGTCCAAGCAAATTCCGGTATTGTCTCGAATTTCACGATAAGTCATTCCGTAAAGGTGCATTTTCGTCACTTCTTTGATGAACAATTCTTGATCGTCTTTTGGCCTGGTTGATAAAAAGGTGTTAATTAAGTTTTGATATTTGTTCGGAACATCTTCGGAATCGTCTTGAATCATTTCGCCAAGTTCATTTGAAGGAAAGCGCATTTCTTTATTGAATGCCGATTCTTTCCAATTCCATTGATTCCAAGCGAACCGAGCGAACATCTTTGGTAAGACATTCGCTTCAAGTTCATATTTGTGCAATAAGATGAACACATGAGAAACAAGGTCGCGATGCAATTCATGATTGTTTGTCAATTTCTTTGCAATTAAGTACGCGTCCTTTTCCCAAAACATTCTGCTAAATTATAAAAAAATCGAACCATTTAACAAAAAAGATTTGTCCGACTGGTTTATTATTTAGAAATCGATGCAACATTGCATAAGAAACGCCAATGTCTTCGGCCAAATGTTTCATCTTATATCGCTTGGTAATTTTGTCCTTTGTCATCTTCATCATGAAATCCATTAAGGTTTCACCATTAGTAAGGTAGATCGTCATCGATTTCATTGCGAATGTCGTTTTTAGTTTCGTTTGAAATATCAATCTTTATGTTCCAACCTTCAAGGCGCGTGAAATACTTTCCATTCCATTCACGGCCGCGAATATTGAATCCGATTTGAACTTGGTCACCGACCTTGCATTCATCAAGCAATTGACATTTGTCTTGACTAAATTCCAACATGACTTGTTGTGGATATTTGTCATCCGTTTCGATTACGATTTCGCGCTTTGCGAATTTTTCCGTGATTTGTGTTGTCTCGGTGACAACCAAAACTTTTCCTTCGATAGTGTAATTCATTTTTTTCTATTAAAATATTCGTGCAACCCAAAGCCGAGCGCAAGCCAACCGACAACCATTGCCGGCATCATCAAAATCACATAGATTGTTGTAAGCATATTATTTGTTTTTATTGGTTTATTATTTCTTGTTTTACTTGCTGCCAAAAATTAACAAAAGGATGTAAATCGTCAAAATGTCCGATACTTAAATCAAGTATTTCATCAACGGCAATCAATGCGCATTTTTTAGCTAATTCATTCCAATAAAATAAAACATCTTGTCCCAATTTATCATTCATCTTTTCAGCTTTTTTACTTGTTTGTTTATTAGTCCATTCAATGGATTCCGCTAACTTAAAATATTTATCAAACAATTCTTTTGCTTTGTCTTTTGCTGCCATTATTTCGAATTTAGTTCATTAATATATTGTGAATAATATTCATTTGCGAAGATTAGTTTTTCACGAATCAATTCTTCTTTTTCCAAGTCACGTTCGTAAATTACCGAAGTGATTCGCTTTTCCGGTGCAATGTGATCCACGCGATGCAAATCGATTTGTTCCCATTGGTTCAAGAATTCATCTTTCGTTGTCACCATACAAAAAACAAGCTCGAAGATTTCGCGATCGTAAAGCATCAAGTACGCGCGACCTTGCCATTCATATTCGTTGTCGTGCGCTTCGCCTGGCGTTGCCGGCCACGTTTCAAGATTCCAAGATGTCTTGATATCGATTACACGGTCATCGGCCAATATATCGCATTCACCGGTCATGTATTCATCTTCAAGTCGAACATCGTTCTTTTTGTAGTTAGTGAACCGTACGGAATTCAGCAAATCGATTGAATCTTGTTCTTGATCCTTTCCCTTGTTGATATACTTGTTGTCAAGTTCAACCCGGTAATTAAAAAAATCTTGCTTTGCCACCTGGCGAATATACGTCTTCGCGCCTTGACTTAAATTATCGCCTTTTGATTTTGGCGATGTCATTAGTTTTCCCAATGACGAAGGATGCCATTTCATAATTCAATAGCTTTTAGTTGAACATCCGTCAATGAATAAGTTGACTTCAATTGTTCAACGGTGAATTCTTTTTTAGATATTGCAAGCAAAGCTTTTTCAAATCGTTCCGTAGTGATTGCCGGTTTGTTTTTTGGCGCTGCTGCTGCCGTTTGTCCGTCGTCGTCAATAGATTGCAAAGCAAGCATTGATTGAAGCGTTCCACGACGAAAATAAGTGATCGCCGAAAGTATCTTTTGAGGATCGGTAATCATCGGAAGTCGCATCCACGATTCAACCATTTCACCGGTTTCGATGTCCACGATTTGTGTCATCACAACATCGTCCTTGATTGGTTGTAATAAGACAAGGCCATTTTCCCAAAGAACTGGTTCAACCGTTTCAAGCAAAGCATTGATGTCGGAATAGTTCTTTTTAAAATGTGGATTCGTCGCGTTCTTCGCTACCTTTCCAATTGATTGTTTCGCGCAATGTAATCGCGCATAAATTCCAATCGGTTTGATTGGTTTGGCCGGTGTTTTCACCGCCGTTTGTTTTGCATCCATAATTATTTGTTTAGTTTAATTTTATCAAAGATAGTCAATTATTTCATTAATACAATTTTTAATCAAGATTTATTTCATTTTCTTGTAAAATTTCAAAAAACTTTTCGCGAATCCTTTCAACCATTTCGAATTGATTTTCTTTCAGTTCTTCGTATTTCCAAATCGCTCGCAGTTCATCTTTGATTTCGGTCAAGGCGTGCCACATTTTATTTGACTTGACGGCATTGTCAAATTCGAATTGATCGTCCGGTAAATTGTACTCGATTGTTGCTTTCATTTCTATATTTTAAGGTTGTACGTTAATTATATTTTAGTGCGATTTTTAGTTAATTGTGGTGATTAATACTTAATTTTCATACTTTGCGCTCATTTTACTTAATTTGCGCCCAATTTATAATTCGCCAAATGTATTCTTTATTTTTAGTTTTGGCGAAGTATATCATTTTGATTCAAGACATGTGGCAATTTTTACCCCTTATCATTTATCGATTTGTCAAGACAAAATTTGTCGAACCATTCAAGAAACGAATCAAAATCTTTGGCAATTATATACGTTCCGCCGGATCGTTCAATCATTGCTTGATAGTTCTTTTGCGCTTCGGACTGGCGATCCTTTCCGATCTTGACTTCAATCTTTACCGAACGGCCGTAAATCGTAGCCGAAATATCGGCGCTGCCAGGTGTTCCAGTTCCTTTCGTCCATTGACCTTCGGTCATTGTTCCGTCGGTTCGTCGTGACCTTCGAAAGACACCCATTGTGTTGATTCGTTCCGCTTGATAATCGGAAAAATTAAGGAAGTCGCATATACATTTAGTCAATCCGTTTGCGGTCTTGTCGGTGTACGCGGTCAATGGAATGATGTGACCAGGTGCGGACGGATAACGATACGACATATATTTAAATTCAACCGCCTTCAATCTTGTTTTGGATTCTTTGTTCATGATAATTGACCATTTAAGACAACAAACGTGTCGCATTTATATTCGAAGCTTCCATTCTTTTCGCCTTTCAATCTTAATTGGCGAATCTTTTTAAATCGTTCCTTTGAAACATAACCTTTTATATGCGCCGTTGAATGACTTGAATCGACATTTAAAAACAAATAATAATCACATTGTTGTTCGGCGTTGTATAATGAAACATTGCATTCGTGATATTCTTTTGGCGTTGCATTGACTTCCATTGTTTTGACTTCAATCTTTGAACCGTCAATCAACAAGTCAAAATTGAAATCGCCTGAATGAATGACAACCTTGTCTTGTTCCTGGTAATAATCGAAGGCGACAATTTCGCCAATCGCTCCAAGCAAATTTCCTTCGCCTTCTTTAATTGAATTTTTTAATTTGTTAAACGAAAACAATTTCTTTGCTCGTTTGATTTGTGATTCTGTAATTTTAATTTTTATCATTTTGTTTAGTTTAGTTTACTTGTTTATTAATTTCGTCCCAAATATCGCCTTCATTTGTGACCGAATCTTCGTCAATCAATTCAAAGTATCGGCCGCCATGATCACGTTCTTTTCTTAAATCTAATTTTTTAAATTTAGCATACTCCGAAATCCATTTCAAATATCTTCGCGATTCAAGTTCTTTCCAACCGTTTGTTTCTTGTTGGAACAATTGGATTGAAGCGTTGTTGTAATGGCGAATGTTTGATTCGATGTGGCCGTCGTTTACGAAGTCAAAGAAATCTTTGCTTGTCGCCTGGATGAATCGTTTCGAATCGGCGTTGATTGATATTGATTGTTTCAATCCGTACTTCAAGAACATTTGAAGATTCCGGATCATGTAATTGTCAAATCGTGACCAGTCATCAACCGACCAAGAATCAAATAATAAACGACCGTATAATTCAAGCGGTGATTTCTTTGCATTAAAGTATTGAAAGAATTCCAATTCATGGCGTCTTCGGTCGTGACTTGATCCAGCGCCGGCAATAACATAATTCGTTGTAATAATTATCTTCGGCGACCTTTCAAATGGAATAAAGATTTCATCTTTGTTTTTTCGGTTGACGGTGATTCCTTCCGATATCAAAGAAAACAATTGCTCAAAATCAAAATTCTTTTTAACGTCGTCGAACGCCAGGACTTGCGTGTCTAAATTAACGCGCTGATAAACGAAGTCACCTTTTGAATTGAAAGCTTTGCCGTCAATCTTTACAATCTTTCTAATATAAGACAAGGCCGTCAACATCAAAGATTTTCCCGAACCACCGTTTGCATTGTCGTCAATTTCTTGGTCATTGAAAATGATTGCCTTTTGATCGGTTTTATCTTTGAACGTGTGCAATAAATATCCAAGCGTTGATTCAAGCGCGGTTATTCGTTCCGGATTTTCGGCCGATACTTTTGAAATTAAATCTTGAAAGTCATTCTTAAATTCATCAACTGGAATGAAGTCACGATCCAAGATTTGATTTTCCCAAATATATCCTTCGACATCAATATAAGATTGAAGAACGACGGAATTCTTGGTCACCTTTGCGACGCCATTTCGAAACGGAATCAATGAAACATCTTTTGTATCTTGAAGCATCTTCAATCCAATTGAATCAATCATGTTCAAATGATTCTCGTTGAATAAATAAACTGACTTTGAACAATAGTTCCAAACTTTAATTTCACCGCGTGACATCAAGAATTGAAGAACAAAGTCTTTTATTTGATCGGCCGATGAAAGACGAACTTTATTTTCTTGAACTCGGACAAATGTTGGTTTTTCAGCATTTTCCGGATAATACTTATTAAATCCATTCTTGACCAAAAATTCGGCATATTTCAACGGTTCAATTGTAATCGATTCACCGGTCTTTTTTTGTTCAATTATCCAAAATATATCTTCGGAAGTTGAAAGATCCGTTTTGATATCGTCGATGACATCTTCATCAACATTCAATTGCTTTTTAATGTCGCGCAAATTTACGCCTTGTTTCAATTTTAATTTTACCTTTTGAACCAAATCGACATTCTCAAAATACTTGATTCCTGGCGATGCTTTTTTGTACGCGCTTTTAATTGTCAATACCAATTCGGACAAAGTAAATGATTCGGATATAAAATTGGCTTTTAAATAATATTCGGCCGTATCTTTCGAAATATTGTATTCACAAAAACAAGCAGCCACCTTAAAAATATAAGCGTTTCTTGATCCTTCAATAAATGAACAACCGAAATCAAATTTCATTATCCGGTCAATTATCTTGTCTTCATCGGTCAAGATACATGTTGGCGCTTTTTCAGTGAAGTCGAATCCTTTTTCTTGTTCGATATCGGTATATTCTTGACAAAATTCATTGATGTAAGCTTCTGGATCAAATGATTCAAAACATACCCTTGAAACGTTGCATGAAGTTTTATCGAAGTAGTCACTTTGTATGTACTTTTCAAACGATTGGAATCTTCGTTTATGTTCGTCCTTGGTTGATTTTGGTATCTTAATAACGACCTTCAATCCTTTGCCACCTGGCGAAGTGAATACCAAATAAACAAACGGACAATTTTGCAATTTTTGCCGTTCGGCATCCATTGTGACGGCATCCGGATAATCGTCGAAATCCAAAACGCAAAGTCCTGAATGTTCAACCAATCCGTTGTCGTTTCTTTCGTTGAATGTTCCGTTGAACATAATGGCCAATAGTGAATTTTTCAATGCGCGATGTTCTTCGGAATTTTCATCCATTGCCCGAAGTCGTTCAATCTTTTTATTTAAATCGGAATAACCGTTCTTTATTCGTTCGTAAACATCAAGAATCGTCAAAGTATATGGCGTTTCCTTGGAATTAAATAAACTTTTAAAGACGGAAAGTTTTGGAATGTTCATGTTTAGTCAATTATTAATGCGTTTTGATATGTTAAATGCGCTTCGTATTCATTTATAAATGTACCCAAATGTTTTCTTTTTCCATTTATTTGAATTTGAACTTGCCATTTTTCTCTTTTAGTGTGCCAAGATACTCCTTTAAATTGGCTTGAATAATTTTCTTGTTTTTTAAAAGAATTAAATCGATTGCTTACTATTTGTAAATTATCAACTCTATTATCATTTTTAATATCATTAATATGGTCAACAACTAATTTCATTCCACAACAAACATGTCCCAAAAATGATTCAGCAACAACTTGATGAACCTTTTTTTGTTTTTTTATTTTGTCCTTAGACAATTCAAAAACATAATACCCTTTATTTAAAGATAATTTTAAAATTTTTTCTTTATTAAACCTTAAAGATTTTATTCTTCCGATATTACTAACTTGATAAATTCCATTATATCCAATTACATCTTTCCAAATTTCATTCATAATTATTTTTTTTGTGCATAAAAAAACCCTCATTAAATCCGTTGCGTCTAACTTCAACTTCATTAACAAGGGGTAAACTGCCTTTTGTACTTATAATGTTAGACGAGTACATATTACAAATATACGTTTTTTTAATTAAATACAACATAAAAAAAAATATTTATTAATAACGTGACGATAATGTTTGTTTCGCGACGATAAATCTTGTATCGTCACGTTTATCGTCACGGCTAATAATCAAACTCACATTGACTTTCCGACCGAGCGTGACGATGTGACGATAAATTTCAAAAAATTTGAGATAAAAAACCACTTTTTCAAATTTAATAGAATCTCTCATATATTTTGTATCGTCACCGTCACGCTTTGACCTTCTTTTGTGACTGGCGTTGACTTTCAATCCGTGACAATGGATGTTTGTATCGTCACGCATCGTCACGCTTGTAAATGTTTTGACTAATTCGGCGCTTAATTTTGCATAAATCTTGAAAATTCTTTGCGTTTTGAACATCTTCAATCAAATTCCGTTGATCAAAAAACAAAGTTTTGTCATTGAATTCCTGGAATAAATCTTTTGTATGCAACAAATAAAATTCATCGTTTTGACTTTCAAAAATTTCCGCTTGTTTGATTCCGTGAATAATGGTCGCATGATGCTTGTCAAAAATTTCAGCAATTTCACGCAAATAATATTTTTGTTTTCTTAAATAGCAATAAAAAAACCACCTTCGATAAACTTTTTCCGGACGATTGCAATTTTTTTTCAATTGTTCGTCTTCAATAATTTGTTTGATTCTTTCAATCATGATTTTTAATTTAATTGTTTAACTCCGACAACCGATTTGAACAAGTCCGAAGTCGTGTCAATCATTCCGGTTGCTTTTAAATAATCAATTTCAACCTTTGCGGAATTAATTATAACGCTGCCAACCATTGCGATTGATTTCGCCTTTTCAATTTCGTTCTTGATTTGTTCATTGGTCATTTGTTCGTCGTCCAATCGTTCCAGCGCCGCGAACATGTGATCGCGCAAATCGCTTAATTTATTTCGTGCCATAATTTTTAATTTTTTTTATTAGTTTATTTTTAGTTTTGATTAAAGTTTTTATTTCGTCCGGATAATTATGCAACCAATTTCGTTTCAAATTATCAACTCGCGAAATCATTTCAAGATTTTCAATTTCGCAGTTCATCGGATTCTTGTCACGAAAGACAATAATATGACCTTTCATTATTTCACCGTTCTTTTGTTCCCAAACATGGCGTTGCAAAAGTTTCCAATTCGAATCCGATATTTTGATATATTGGTAATAATTATCATTTGTATCTTTTCGCGCTTCAATTGTTCCAGGTTCTTTCCAATTCGCCGGTCGATTGCCTTTCTTGAACATTGTCTTTTTTACCTTGTCGAAAACATCTTTGGACATTTTTTGTCCTTTGTTCATTGGAACGTGTCCTTTTGTATATGTTCCATTTGATTTTCGAAACAATGTTGATCCTGGTTGCAATCGTCCCGAACTGGATGTCGATAAATAGTCATCCGCTTTTTTTAATTTCATCGAGTAAGCTTTATTATAAACTTGCGACATTGTCAATCCGAATTCCTCGGCAATTTCTTTCGTTGGTTTGAAAGGATAAATTTCAATAAGGCGTTGAATCATTTCTTGGTTCATAGCGTTTCAACTTTTAAAATTAGTTTTGGCCACATTGACATCAATTGCAGCGCGTGTTCCTTGTCGTAAGCTTCAAGGATGCGAATTGCGATCCGTTTGTTTCCGCTTTCAAAGTAATTAAATGTTATTTTAAATCTTTTCATCTTCAAAAGTTTTATGTTGATTAAAATCTTGTTCGTTTAAATAGTCAAGGTAAAGTTGAATATTGAAGCTGCCGCCTTTGTCTTCTTTTACTGATTGATTTCGCCACCACCGAACGCAAGCCATAACATTCGGACGGATCGGTGTGAATTCGTTTTCTTGTATCTTTTGTGTTTTCATTTGTTTAGTTTTTAGTTTTCATTAAAATAATCGTCGTCAAGTTCTTTACTTTCCAACCATTCATCAATTCCGTAATAAATCAAATCTTCAAGAACAATGTCTTCAATTGCTGATTTCACTTCGCGCATTTCTTGTTGTGTTGGAAAGTATGGATGACAAACGCCGTTGATATATTGTTCACAATTTTCGGCGTAAACGTCAATTTTTGCCTCGTATTCGTCTTCATTATAATGAACGAATTCCCAGGTGAAATTCAAGTGAAATTCTATTTTGTCAATTTCGTAATAAAGACAAACGTTGTTTCGGTCGATAAATTCAAGATCTTCAAGATTCATTTTTCTTCGTTTTAAAGATTAGTTAAATAACAAAATGTATAAACGGCCACCCAAAACAAAACGAACACAATTGACGTGTTTAAAATGTCTCTATGCTGATCGTTTAACGGTGTGAAATAATAAATTAGATTGTTTAGTTTAGTTTTCATAATTTAGTTTTTAAAAAGGTTGAACGCGGTTTCGATTTCTTTTAAGTTTTCGTCATGGATAAATGTCGCCATTGTTTGAATTATCAAATGTAACTGGTGAGTAGTTAAGGAATTTTCCTTTTGTTGCTTTTCTAAAAAGTCAAGCGTTTCAATAAAGTTTTTCATTTGTTCAGTTTTGAAAGTTATTAAATAATTTTGCGTTTTCATTTGTTTAGTCGTTTAGTTTTAGAAATTTTTCGTAATCGGAAAGCAAGTTTATTAAACTTGTTGTTTGTGATTCATTGAATGTCTTACTTAATGTCTTAATAAATTTTTCAGCGTTTTTTTGTCTTATTAATTTTTCAAATGATTCAAGTACATTTGCGCCGTTAAATTTTAATTCGTAATTTTTTTCTTGGTTTGTCATGTTGTTTAGTTTAAATTATTTTTCAAATCTACGGCGGTAATTTTAGATATGCAAATAAATATCAACATTTTTTTTAAATAATGCACTATTAATAATCATTCTAAATAATAATGTAAAGGAATACCCTTAATTTATACATGATAAATAAGGGAATAACCTTAAATATACTTGACAAAAAATGTCTAAAATGTTAGTTATATTAGACATTATGCCATTATTTTAGACATTATGTTAGTTATAACCAACAAAGTAAAATAAGAAGGTGCATATACTCGGTAGTTGTTTGCTTTTACCGTTAATTTGTGTCACAATTCTTTAAATAACTGTGACCACTTATGTCGCAAATATAGTAGATACTTGCGACATAATATGTTACAGGTACCTCAGAATAACTAACCCCCCTGGACATATTCTTGCCAGGTCTACCCCCCCCAGAATTGTCAAGTTTATTGCGCTAAAAACTTAATTAGAATATATGCGTCAATCGTGCCACCTGGCCGAATTCTTTGTGATGCAAAAATCCTTCGACCGCCTTGATTGAAAGGTATCCTTTTTTGTGATGCCAAGAATCCGAACCGGACGGCGAGCGCAATGATTCAACCGTGATTCCGACGTAGTCTTTCGACGATTTGTGGTGAATGTGGTGAGTATAAATATATCGATGCTTTGATTGTGACCATTCCATCGGAAATTCGGACGCCATTAACAAAGGTAAATCTTGTTGTTTTGCGCCGTCTCCATGTGTTGTTCCGATCAAGTTCTTTCCGTAAAGGAATCCTTTGCGATGCGCAATCGAACAATCGAAAGTAATGTTCTTCGAATCCTTGAACCAGGTTTGAATGACATCGGCTAAAAAGAACCCGGACATGTAATCGTGATTTGACGGATTGAAGGTAAAATGAACATCGGCAATCGGCAAAAGCATTTCTAAAATTTCAACATATAGCTTTTTAGCGGTTAAAAAATTCGAATACCAATTGCCGTCGGTGTCTTGTGGTGTTCCGCCGGTTGTGGTTCGATTCGGCGTGTCAACATGAAGAATGTCATTGCCACCAATAAAAAGAATCTTATCGATGTTGAATCCTTTTGCCTTGTTGATTATTCCTTTCACGCCTTCGCGAACTCGTTTGACGGCAACCTGGCAATTATAATCTTCGCCGGTCTCGAAAGCTTCGACCAACTTTCCGATGTGGATATCGGCCGGATCAATGACCAGCAAATGACCTTCAATCATTTCTTCGCGTTCAATTGGAATGTATTTCGGAATATAATTTGAAATCGAATCAATGATTTCTTGTTTCATCGTTTCGAATCCTTGTTGATCTTCGGTCTTGAAGTTCGGATTCTTAAAGAATAGCGATGCGGTTTTATTCTTGATCCAACCATGTTTGACGTTCTTGTCATCCATGTCCATTTCATTGGCCGTTCTTTTTATCGCGCGGTATTTTTCGAGCATTTCAGCTTCGTCCGGTTTTAAACGCGGTCTAAAATTATTTATCAAACGATTCGTCTTAATTTATCAACGATTCGCAAAATTAGAAACGTCACGAATCCGGCTAAAAAACCCCAAAAAAATAAACTCCAATTCCTTTTGCGCTTTTCTTGTTGAATTTCTTTGCGCTTTTCTTTGGAATCTTTATAAATATATTTGTATTTCAAGACATCTTGTTTAACAACTTGCGTTTTGTAGCGATATTCGATCCTGGTTTGAAAACGTGTTTTCGGAACATAAACGTTTCTAAAAAAAATGACCGAATCGCGGTAACGAATTATTTTTTCGTATCGAATCGTATCGTTTACATAATACGCGACCGAATCAACGGTTGCAATTCGTATCGTGTCGCTATCTTGAACAAGCTTCAAGCCATGTTTTAAGGCCTTTTTATAATGGTATTGTGCCATTCGTTCGGATGAACAACCAAACATTGTTAAAACGCTTAAAAATGCGATTAGTTTTTTCATAAGTTTTTCAGCATTTCAATCATTCTTGGACATGGATAAATGTCGGACTTGTCGTGACGAACTGAATTGTGAGTAAAGATTCCGTTTTCACTTTTCAAAGCGCGCTTGTCGATGTCAAAAATTGAATCGTTGTATTCCTTTGAAATTCCGTAAGTATCGCAAAGGTAAACAAGCAATTGACGCGTTGATTCGATTTGTTCATCGGTGTATTTTTGCCAATAAATATGACCTTTGTATTTTTCAGGCAATTCGGTAACTTGCGAATGATCAACTTTTCCACCAACATAATTGATGAAATATCCGTTTTGTTTTTTTAGCGGCCCAAAATTACAAATTTCAATTCCGATTGATATTTTGTCCAAGCTTCGATAAGTGATTCCCATTTCGGCGAAAACTTCCGGTTTCAATCCAAGGTGATATGCCCAATGCTTTGAACTGAATAATTGAACGATTGTTCCTTTTTCACCGATTACGAATGCCGTCGCGACTTTTCCTTCCTTTTGTTGAAAAAACTTTGCAACCGATACCGGATTGCCACCGCCGGCCGTGTGATGCAAATAAATTTGTTTCTTTTCGTGAACGTCTTGAAAAAATTGGTCGTTAGATAGACGTTGTTGAACTATCTTGGTTTGATCTAATTCCATTGATATCGTTTTTAATTTCTTTCGCCCTGGCGAATAGTGACTTCATTGAATCCCAAATCGAAATGCCCCGAATTGCGATATAGTTCTCATTAATGGACATCGTCTCGATTGAAATTAATACCAATGCCAGGATCTTTGTCAACATCAAAGGAACGGAAAAGAATTTCATGACGATATCATTGAGTATCCAAAAGTCAATCAAATAAAATCCGATCACCGCCAATTCATATAAGAACATTTTTGAAACAATGGCGGAAAGTTTACGCGATGTTATTTTAATCTTCATTTTTTTAGCTTTCCAAAGTCCGGTCAAGGTGTCGACAAATATCGCGAATCCAACCAGGAACAAAATGCCTGAAATCGGTAAAAAAAACGAACCAACAACCGCCAATAATTTTGGCAATGATAATCGGATGTTTGCCAATAAAATAAATAATTGTAACTTCATTTGTTTTCAAATTTTTCAATCAACTGGAACGTCAAGAACAATCCAAGCGCGACGCCACCAAGCTTCAAAAACAAAGCTTCTTCGAAATACATTGCGAATGCCGTTCCATAAGCTGCAACAAAAAACATTACCGATAATGATTTCAAATGGTTGTTCATGTATATATTATGTTTAGTTGTTCTCGAAATCGTAATTATCGTAAGGTATTTCACACCAGTTTTCGTAGTCGTAAATGTTTAAGGCCATGTTCATTGTCCAACCGGCGGTCACGTCGTGTGAACGGTTGATGAATGGCGTCGTTGATAATGTTCCTTGAATATCCAAGAATTCTTCAAAGCGCCATTGTTTAAATGTGACATGAATATCTTTGCAAATGGATAAGCAATCGGAATGAATTTCATCAATCTGGCGATATTCTTGAAGATTATATTTATCAGCTATTGAAATAATGCAATTAACTCCGACAAAATTGTCACCAATTGTCCCAGGTTGCAAAGTGACAATCATAATTGGATATTGAACGGCATCGCGTGAAACGGCATCAAGAAAATCACCAAAAAAGAAATCGTTAATTTGCCGGTGTTCGGTCGCAATTATTTGAAATTCCCTTTTTAATTGATTTATTGTTTTTTCCATTTTTTAAATATTTTTTTAGCTTTTCGATTTGTTCCTTCGATGCTTTGAACTTCATATAATAAAATTTATTGGCGTGTAACCGCTTCGATCTTTTCGCATGTCTTCGGAACAATGTCCCGGACTTGAATTCGTTTCAATATATTCCGGATATTTCACGCCATTATCAGCCATTAGATGAACGATTAATCTTTCTTTGTAGAAATACGCGTCTTTTCTTAATTGGTCGCGCAAAGCGCTTGTTTCGCTATCCGTGTTCGGTTGTATGTTTTCATCCTGGATGCGTCCGACTGATTTGTTTGTCAATTTTTCGTTCAATAGTAACGCGCAACGATAGTCAACGAACGCAACCAAACAAGGAACAACATAATCATTCATTAAATCAAGATAATTTTGCGTCCAAGTATTGTTTTGAACGCGCAAAAGTAGCGCCTTGAACAATGGCGTTGACAATGCCGGTTGCAACTGGATGTCTTGACTTCGTTTGATTGCCACCGCAAGGATTTTGGTGTCGGTGTTGGAATGGATCAATCCAAGCTTTTTTAAATTTTCAACGGAAAGTAAGTAGTTCATAATTTTATTTTTGTTTAACGACCAATTGTTGAATCCATTCGTGACGACACCAAGGTGTTGTTTTTTGGGTGTCCGGATTGGTATAATATCCACCTTTGTACGTCCAAACATTGCGATCAACTCGCGAAGAAATTGAATCAATGTCCTGGCGTGAATAAGATCTATTTAATGAAAGTAATTTTGTACAAAATTCGCGTGATTCCGTTTTCACCGCCGGAACATCGGTTCTTGTCCGATACGAATAACGAACTTCGAATTCCGCGATTTCTATTTGAATATCTTCAAGCAATGATTCACCAAGATTTGTTGTGTTTCCCTTTTGGTAAAGTTCCCAGGTTGTTAATTGATTGATTGATTTTGCAACCGCTTCAATATTTGTTTTCAATGCCTTCGCAATGGATGTCGAATCTTCGCCTTGTTTTAATAAACTCAAAACATTCTTGTCAAATTCTTTCATCTTGATTTTGATTTCGCCAATTGTTTCGAACATCAATTCTTGTCTTGAAAAAACTTCTTCTGACGATGTGTCCCAAGCGATTGGATGCGTCGAAATAACTTTATAATTATCTTGACTTTCGCCGAATTCTTCGAATACTGAAAATTCATCTTTTGTGAATGAATTATGCTTGCACATTGATAAGGCCGTTGCCGGCAATCCGACAATTTTCCTTGCTTGCGTTTCATCAATTGACGGAAACGATGCCAAAATTATATTCAATGCGGAATCGGATGTCAATATTCCGGACTTAATTTGCGCAGCTACTTCAATCAATGAAGCGATTTGTGAACCATTCAATGCCGATTTCGCAACATCAACCGCAACATCAACCGGCGCGCTTGTCGTATCGGCCGGATTAACCGCAACAACTGGTTCAATTGTCGTTCCATTGTCCAAAGTTAACGGCAATACGTCAACCAATTTCACCGAACCAATGTAGCCACCAAGTTCCGCCATGTAATTAAGCATCCATTCAATCCTTTTTTGACGTGTTGAAACGTATGTTGTTTTAAATATTTCGAATAAGTCACCGGATTCGGCCGCGTTGAACGATCCTTGTTGCATAACTCCGAACAATGTCGGTGCGGTAACTGAATGCGCAACCAATATGTTTTGTTGAACCGATTGCATTGTGACTTCGTAACGCTTGTCAAGATCGTTTCCGTTCAATTGTTGAACCGTTGGCGCTAAATCAGCGCCGTCCGAAAACGTGATAATAATTTCGCCAGCATCTTCGACCGATTGCGTTCGTCCTTTGATTGAATCGGTAATTCGATGAAGTTCTTCGGTTGATTCCGGGAATCCGGACGGCATGTTTATCAACGTTCCGGACTTGAATCCGTTTTGAAGCTCGTACATGTGGAATTTTGCGATGTCGCAATCCGTTTGAATAGCCGTCAACCCGCCGTTGTATGTTGGTTTCGGATAAATTCCTTTTTCTTTTCTTGATTTCTTTGCCGGTTCTTTGTAATATATTACGAATTGTCCGGTTCGGTTTGTTTCATCCAATGCCGGAAACATTCGAAGGTTTGTTTTTTCAGCGCTTTGATTCATTGCCGTCCAATCGTCGGACAAATAATAAAATCTTTCGTCTTCGGTCATTCTTATTGCATCAACGTCCAAATATTCCCACTTTGCAACGCGTGTTCCTTCGCGATTCCAAGTACCTTTGACCGCAAAAGCGCCGAATAATTCGAAATCAAAAGCCATTTGTTCCGAAATTTCGTTCATATTGAAGTCCGAATACTGGTTGTCGATGAATCCTTGCATGTCACCGGTCACAACTTCAAGGCCACCACCGGCAATATAAAAAGTTTTCGTCTTGACAATTCCTTGATGCCAAGCCGATCCATTAAAAAGGTCGATTAAAAAATACGGATAATCGTTTTTCTTTCCCCACTTGATAAATCCAAGTGAACGATCCTTTTCTTCGTCCGGTTTTACGAATTCTTTCCGAAAGGAAAGCGAAGTCATTTTTATTTTATTGTTCATATATATTGAAGTAAATCGGTGAATCGTATTCATTAGCCGGCGAATCTAATTCGATCACTTCGGCGCGTCCGGTTTCAACCATTGAAACGGTATTATTCGGATCAAGGTTTCCAGGCGATTGTTGTTCGTAAATGTTATAAATATAGTAACCGTTATAATCGAAATTCACATCAACCCCGTCAACCAAAATAAACTCGTCAAAGCGCGGCGTTGCGGTTGAAATATTATTCAATACGCATCGATATTCCTTGAAGCTTTGTTCATGGATGAACTCAAATAAATACGCCGGATTCTGGATCGTTGTCAATTCCGTCACCGTCACTATTAATGGCGTTGTTCCGTTTCTTTGTATTAATAACATTTTCTTTTTTTATTAGTTTTGGTTTTTCAATTTCGTAAATGTCAAAGATTCCAAGATTATAATATAAATCACCTTTTGATTCGTCAATCACAAACCACCTTGACATTAAACTTGACCAACATTTTGATCCGATAAATTCCTTTTTTATTTTCATAGTGCTAAAATTACAAAAAAAAAGGGAAAGAAATAATTTTTTCCTTCCCTTCTTAAATTAACCAAACTAAACTTCTTAAATAACTGGCGATTGTTGTCCCAATAATGTTGTATAAAGTCCCGGTGCAACGTCAGGTACTTCATCGTTTTCCATTCCATTAAGAACGATTACATGTCCTCGTCGGTCGCTTTTTAGAACGCCAGAAGTGTATTCATTCGCATCAGCGATTTGAAGTCCTTCACCAAGTCCAAGCGCAACGATTGATCCGTCAGCATTTTCAACCAAACAAACAACTTCGTTTTGTGCTAATAAGTGAATTTCACTTCTTAATTCTTTGTTGTCGGATGCAATTATCATTGACAAAGATTGTTCGTACCAAAGCGTTCCGTTGTTCTTGTCAACTTTAATTGGTGCGGTGTAACTTGACAAATTGCTTTTCAACTTGTAAAGGAATGTTTCACCGGCAACGGTCATCGCCGTTACTTCGTTTGTTCCTGGCGCGATAATCGCACCGGACATTGCGCCCAAAGGAAACAATAATACCGACTTGATTCCGCCTTTTCCGTTTGTACATGTCCGGTCATTGTAGCCGGCAATCATATCACATAAACTCATTTTTTTATTTTTTTAATGAAGGCCGGTTGCCCGGCCGTCGTTGTTTATAATTTATTTAATTAGCTCGGTGAAGATGTTCCGTTCCAAACTCCGATTTGATCCAAGAAAGGAACTTGAACGCCAGCTCTGAATTTAGATCGTAAATAAATCACGTCGTCATCGAATGAATACCAAAGGTCGTAAGATTCGAAGTCACCGGATAAATCCGTTCCGAATACAAAGTGACTTGATTTTCCAGTGTAAATATTATCAGTTCCGTTCAATCCGTTTACTTTAACAACTCGCATGTTTGAACCTGGTAATAATAATTCGTTCATTGTTGCGAATTCACCTGGATTGTAAGAATACAAGTTTAAGTCAACTAAATTCTTCAATAACAAGTTAAAGTTTTCACGTCCAGTCATGCAAATGAATTCTTCACCTTCGGCAACGTTCGCCGGTGTGTTGGTGAATGCTTCATAAAATACATCGTAAGCGTTAGAAACTGTAATCGCTGCCGTTGATGAAGTGTTCAAGTTAACACAACCACCAGCAACAGTTAAGAATTGTCTGAATCCGTTCATGAAAGCAAGGTTTCCAGTTCCGGTTAATTTATTACCGTTCCAAATTAACTTGTCCAATTCGAAAGCATTTAATTTCAAAAGGTAGTCAGTGATTTGCGCTTCGAAAGGTAATGTCTTATCTTCAGCCATTGCGCCTGGTTGCAAAGCAAGTTGCGTCCAAAATCCAGCAAGGTCTTTTTGACAAAATCTTTTCATGTAACCGATTGTTTCAACTGAAATTGCACGATCAGTGAAAACGGTGTCTCCGTCAGGTGACATTGAACAATCAGCCGTTTGATAAACGATTGAATCGTCCATTAGCTTCAATTCTTCGCTTCCTTTTACGCCTTGTTGGATAGCAATGTATTGTAATGTTTGCGCTTCAGTAACCGAACGAACGATTAAATCTTCTCGTTGCTCGTCGGTGTACGGTGCAAGTCCGTTGACATCGTAGTCAAAAGACGTTTTTAAGTATTTTTTTAATGACATTTTATTTGTTTTTATTATTTTTTAACCATTGTTGTTTGGCTGTCAAGTTGCCAACTTTTGAGAATTTCTCGGTTTCATTTGTGTTGTTTGTCGGTGCTGATTTGAAGGTCTCGAATTCACCTTTCAAAGTCGCGATTTCATTCGACAAATTATTGTTTGAATCGGCAATAACTTTCATCATTTCGGCAACCGCTTCGATGCTTGATGCGAATGATTCTAATTTTGCATTGATTATTGATTCAACTTTTTCTGTTGACATTTGTTCGGCAACAACTTCTTCTTCGGTTTGTGCAACATCAACCGCACGCTCGTCGATAATTTCAACAATTATTCCGTTGGCATCAACAACAACCGAAACGCCTTCAAGATCACCGCTCAAAGCGTGCGTTCCTTCCGGTGCTGGTATTGTTTCCGTTTCCGTTACAACGAAAAGCGGTTGTCCAACTTCTAACATGTCAAATTCAACGATTGTTCCGTCCATTAAAGTCGCTTGTTCGAATTTTTGCGAAGCGCTTGCGAATGATTGTTTCATTTCGCTAATTAACTCCATTACTTTTTTAAAATTCTTGTTCATGTTTATTTGTGTTTATATCTATTATGTTTATTTGTTCGTAATTTGTCTCAAATATTGATTGATTTTATTCTTTTGCATTTCGCTTGTTGCCTTATTCATTAATATTTCAACGGCATTTCGTCTCAAAGCATTTATTTCGCTTATTGAAATTTTATTATTTTCAACGATCAAGTCATTCGCTTCAATTTTACTTTGTATTTCATCCATTTCTTTGACCAAGAATTCATTTTTAATCATTGATTTGTTTACAATCGCTTTTTTTGCAACGTAATTTTGTAATGAATTCAATACAAGTTTATAATTATCCATTGATTTGTAATTTTAATTTTAATAATTCCGTAAAAATCAAGGCCATTTCTTGTTCTTCTTTTGTGTCAATCAAGTTGAAAACGCCTTCAATCGAGAATCCGTTGAATTCGCCGTTCTTTGCTTTGTCAAATAATTCCTTGTCGGTCACCTTATAAGATACGATCCAAGATCCGTCGTTTGCGTCCTTGAATCTTTCCGGTGCGGTGAATCCTTTTTCCGCGTCGATTTGATATGAATGAATCATGAAGATTGATTTGACGATTCGATTCGGATTGTGTTCCAAGTTTACGTTGTTGAAATTGTCTTTCCTGGCGTAATCAAAAATAATGTCCTTGATTGCTTGCTTTGTGAAAACAACATAATATTCTTCGCCGGTTTCTTGGTCGAATCGATATATTGGCGTATCGGCCGAAATAGCCAGGCCGGTGATTACTTGTTCTTCGTCGTTGAATTCGAACGCCCTTTGTTTTGAAAATGTCATGAAGTTCTTTTCATGCGCTGGCATTGAAACAAGTGAATTGAATGAAACGGTTGTTTCTTCATCCAACAAGTCAATTGATATTTCGTATATTGGTATTTCTTTCTTCATATTTATTATGTAATTTTGTTCGATGAATTTTGTATTCCCTTATAAAAAACGAACATCCGATTTTGAATTGATTCAATCAATCCGTTGGATTCGAATGGCTTTTCCCCTGGCAAATGTTTTCACAATTGGCGACGAAATCGAAGGCGCTCAAAACATTCCTTGTCCGGTCTTTTCCAAGATTCGCGGTGTCGATGTGACAAACAAGATTTTAACCTTTGCAAATCAAATCGGCGGAAAATTCATTTACATGAACGATGACTTCTTTGTCACTCCGAAGCTTCGCGCCGATGTTCCAATTTATAACGGTGAAATAATTGTCAATCCAAAACATCCAAGTCACTATCAAATCGCTTGTAAAAATACGCTTGAATTCTTGAATCATTTCGGTCATTCAATTAAAAACTTTGAAACACATTCGCCGGTGTTAATGGATTCGAAAAAATTAATCAAAACTTTCGACAAAGTAAATTGGCAAAGTGACAACCATTTTATTAAGTCAATTTATTTGAATGTCAATCCACCGAAAAAAAATCGACCTGGAACAAACTTAAAACTTTCAAGCGGTGACATCGCGAAGGCCGAATCATTCCTTCGCGATTATGGATGCTTTTCATCAAGCGATGAATTCATAAATTCCGCCGGCGGTCACTGGATCAAAAACTTGACTTTTGTTCTTGAACAGCCACCTTGTTTTGAGTAGATGAAATATCATTTTCCAAAACGAATACTTGAACCGGTTGCGATGCCGTTTGTGCATCTTGAAGAAGTCCATTCGTTGACGTCGATGTTGTTGACGTTGATGCGGTGAATGAAGATCCACTTGTTCCGGCCATTGATGCACCACCACCACCACCACCACCGGAAACGCTCGGCATTGTCGGCGCCGTTCCGCCTTGATATTTTTGATTAGCGATTGCGAGCGCTTGCGTCACTCCGATAATTCCGGCCGATGCGATTGCAGCGATTCCCATTGGTGAAGGCGGTGGCCCAAATTCCGCGATTCCTTTGACGATTGCCGTTGCGGTGTCGATTCCAACTTGTGCCAATTTGATTGCTTTGTCTCGGTTGAATTTCGCGCGGTTGATTTTATCTTCTTCATTAAATGCTTTTAATTGAACCGCATATTTTTGTTTTGCGAATTTTTCTTCAATGGCGGTCTTTTGATCGGCGGTCAATCCTTCGGCATTTAATTCCGCTTGTTGTTTTTCGTCAAGACTCGCTAAATCTTGGTCACGTTCTTCGTTAATCTTATTGATTCTCGCCGCGCCAATTTCGTTCAATAAGTCATTAACCATTTTCACCTGGTCAAGCGCCTTTTGAGCGGTTGCAATTCCATTGGTAACGCTTGAAAGTTCTTCTTCGCGCGCCTTTTGTTCAACCGCCTTCGCCGATGTTTTGGCATCAAGATTAATTTTTTCGATTGCCGTAATCTTTTTCTTTTCAAGTCCAATCATTGCGGCGTCAAATTCTTCTTGCGTTATTTTTTCATCAAGATTGTCGGTATTTAATCGCTTCAATAATTCTTTTTTCGCGTCGTCTTGTATATTGTTTAAATCTTGAAGCGCAATTTCTTGATCGGTTGCAATCAATGAATTCAAAAACTTCGTTCGTTCCCTTCGAACCGCTTCAACCCTCGCAGCTTCTTCAAGCGCTTTGTCGGCATATTTTTTCCTTACCTTTGCTTTTTCAACTTCTTCATCAATTACCAATTGCAACGCCTTCGCTTTTCCTTCTTCGCCTTGACTATTGGCCAATGCGATTCGTTCTTGGAAAGCGGTCGTAACGTCTTCAAGTTCTCGTTCTTGTTCCGTCAATTTTGCGCGTCGAATTCCTTCGGCCAATTGCGTTTCTTTTTCGGTCATCAATTTTAATTCTTCTTCGGTCAAATTCTTGACTCCTTTGTCCATTATATTTTTAAGTTCTTTTCGATAATCTTCTTCGGACATTTTACCTTTTGCGAATTTTTCGTCAAGTTCCTTCAATTCCTTTTCACTGGCTTTTCGAATCAGTTCATTTCGCCAATCGCCGTAAGTATCTTCGAGCGTTGCAATTGTTTTCGCCTGGCCTTCGGCCATTTGTGAAATTCTTAAATTTTCGGAATCTTCGGTCGCTTGAATTTCGCGTTCCAAATGTGATTTCAAAGTTTCAAGTTTTGATTTGTTCAATTGGTCTTGAGTCTGTTTTGCAGCCGTTCCGGCGGCCTTCGCTTTATCGGCTAAATCGCGCGCGTGTTCAGCTTCCATTATTTCAATGTTGTTCTTGGTTGCAACCAGGTCATTGTAATTTTCACCGGCCACCTTTGAAACATCGGTCAAAGATTTCTTCAATGCCTTTACACGTTCCGAATCAGCGTCACCGGTTGCAATCAACATTTCAATTTCAGCTTTGTAAGCTTTAATTTTAGCAGCTTGCGCCGATAATAAAACGCGACCTTCGGCCAAATGTGATTTCGCTTTCAACAATGACATTTCATAAGTCGCCTTTCCGGATGCCTTTAATAAATTTATTTCGTGATCGTAATACGCGTCGTTTGCCTTTTGCTTTTTCGATGCGGCCGCAATAATCTTGTCTTGTTCCTTGACAATTCCTTTTGTTCGCGCTTCGGCATTCGCTTTTAATTTACGCGTGTTCACGTCGTCAATAATTCCAAAATGTTCCAATGCCTTTACCACTCCGACAATCACTCCAATCAATGGAAACATTATCATGATTATCGCCTTGACGGCTGGCCCAAGTTTATTAAATTTGTCGTAAGCTGAAATAACCGCATCGCGTACCTTGTCAAAATTGGCAATCAACATCGCAAGTCCAACGACAAGCGCGCCGATTCCGGTTGAAATCATTGCGATTCGAAGTAATTTCATCGCCATTGTTGAACCTTGCGTTGCAACCGTTGAACCAACCGTTGCCGTTCCAAGTGAAACTTCACCGGCGGCTTGCGCTCGCGTCGATGCAATCGTTCCAGTCATTACAAAATTTCGTAATTTTTCCGCAGCCGTTCGCAATTGAATTCCAAGAATTGCATCCTTGTTCAAATTCTTTGCAACCGTATTCACCGCGTTTACGATTCCTTGCGTTGCTTGAAGCTTGACCATTGTTTTCGTTAATTCTTCATTTTCAACGCCGGTCAATGCAATGGCCGATTGAAGTCCCTGGAATACCGCCGCGCCGGTTTCGATTCCTTGAACGGCCGTGTCCAATTTAACGAAGTCCGAAGACAATGCCGTTGTCGCGCCTTTCAAATCGCCGATCGTGTCTTTCATTTGCGCAGCCGCGCGAATCGCTTCCGCTCCGACCGGACTTTCAACGCCAGCTTGCGCCGCAATGGATTGATATTCCTTCATTGCTTTGGTCATGTCGCGCATTGTCAAGCCACCGGCCGAAACGCGCGCATTCAATTCATCCAAGTTTTGTTGAAAGGCGTCCATTGCCGTTCCACTGGATGCGATTGTTTGCGTTTCTTTAAGGTCTTTATTAAAATTCTTGACCGCTTGATCGGCGTTTTGAATATCTTGAACCGAATTACCGGTGTTAACGCGTAGCGAAAATATTGCTTCTTTTGTTGCCATGTTTATCCGACTCTATTTATTGTGATTATTACACTTGGTATTGCCGGACAAGGTAGTCCAAAATCTTCCGGTTGTGCTTGAAGTTGAATTCTTGAATCCGTTGGTGACCAAATTATTTCGGCATATTGATCCGCGTTCATATATACCAACCAATTCCACGCGGCCACCTGGTAAACGGCGTTCGCATTTACATTCACTTTCGTTGTCGATGCCGGAACATCCGCGCCGTCAATTCGCAACCAAATGTCAACATGTGCCGATGTTCCGCCGGCGGTTCGGTAAAGTTGCGCCGAAAATTGGATGTTATAATATCCGGCCTTCGCAACCTTAATTCCGCTTGAAGCTTCCATTGAAACGCCGTTCATAATTGTATTTTGACGGATATCCATTGGCTTGGGATTCAATGCAACGGTTGTTTGTATTGCATCGTCCGAAAACGCGCCGAATGTACTGTTTCCAAAAATTGTTTCAACCAATAAACCGGTTGACATTTTCTTTGAAACAAAAACCCCTGGCATTGAAGATTCACTAACTTCAATCAAGTCCCTTGATGACATTGCAAATCCCTTTACTGGTAATTCACTTATTTTAATATCGGCCATAATTATTCTATTATTCGTTTGTTTATATTATTTTCTTCGCGACGGACAATTCCGTCTTCAGTTATTCGCCAATGTCCTTCAATGATTTCGCCAGCGCTTTCACCTTCTATTATGCGAATCAGTTCGACCAATGTCGATTGACCTTTCCCGGAATCGTAATCATTTATTTTTTGTAATCGATAAACAACCGCATCGATATTAATTAAATTTCTAAAATCCAACTTGTTGATAATATCGGAATCAATTGTCGCGTACAATGTTAACATTTTACCGAACCTTGAAACAATTTCTTTGATGAACCTTTCGTGATATTGGTAAAGATTATTTGACGTGTACACGGTCGCCGGATAATAAACGACTTCGGGAACGCCGAAATTGAAATCAAATGTTGGCGTGTCGATGTCGTCCAAGTGTCCGACGTATGGATAAATTGTTTGCGGAAAATCAAATCCGGTTTCTTTGCGGTGAATCCAATTACCGGCGCGCATTTCGCCAAGTTGAACAATGAATGACTTTCCTTTTTTCAAAACGATTTGACCATTCCCGAATTCATCGAAGTTCACCTGGTAAAATCTCGGAACAATTAAATTGGTTGAATCAATCAACGCCAATGGATGTTGTCCGAACGGAAGCTTCATGTCGGTTGTGTCGGTTGCATATTGCGATTGACTTGACAATGTGAATGATCCGTATTGTTCAATGAAAGCATTAATATATTGGGTGTTCCAATAATCGTCTTCTTTTTCAAATAAGAAATTATAATCTTTCGATGCGAAGTTAATTGTCGGTGTGACCTTTATTTCTTTTGACTTGTCAACAAGATACGTCCAATCAAGCGCCTTATCCGATCCGTTGTAAAAATCCGCAAGCGGTTCGATTTCAAGGATCGTCGGATTGTTTGCATCCGGTTTCAAATATAAATTGAAGGCCGTAATTATTCCTTTCAAGAAAACATCGCAAGTCATGTCCGGTAAAAATGGATTTAATGTCACGGCCGATCCTGGTGTCAATGCTTGTTGACTTTTGATAATGTCAAGCGCGACGCCGGTTGATGTCACCGTTTGCGTTACTGAATAATTAGCATAAACTCCGACCAATAAATTCAAATTTGTTCTTGACAACATTATTTCAAAAGTCAATTCATCGTTGATCAACATATTAACCGAACGTGTTAAATTGAACGCAAATGAAACGGTTGCAATTGGCATCGTTGCCAAATTCAAAACTCCATTATAAATTGGATCGGTTGAAATTACTATATTATTTTTTTTGATAATTAAAGAAACGTTGTATTCACATGAAAGAAAAGCGCCGGTTGCCGTTGAAAAATCCACGTTGTGCGTTCCTGAATATTGAACCTGGAACAATCCATTTGAAGACGCCCGAAAAATCAATGGCGTTGTTGACAATATTTGTGATGAAGGATCGGTCACAATCGTCGCGTCGTAAACATCAAGCATTGTTGCATCCGGAAAATATACAATCGGTTGTCCCGAAGACGTTGCCGTTCCGTTCATAATAAAACCGCCAGCGTTATTATTCTCGGTTGTCGTTGCCGAATCCGTTAATGAATCGCCTGGCGTTATTGTTGGCAAAGCGCCGCCATAATAAGCAAGCAATAATCTTTTAAATCTTTGACTTTCCAAAAAATTAGATGACCAAGTAATTCCGGCAAATTCAAATATCTTTTTTAAGATACCATAAACAAACGTTTGAACCGGTATGTTGTCAACGGCGAAGGTGTCCGGTGTCGGTCGTGAATAACCGTAATCAATCAAGCCGTAATAATATCCAATGCCGTCCCAATCCGATCCGGTTTTAATTGGTGTCGAAACGCCGTTGATTTGATTGAATCCGTTCCACGTTTCTTGTTGATCGGCCAATGTCAAGTTGTGTTGATATTCAGCGAAATCAAGTTCATTAACTTTAACTTTTTTCAATTGCGCAATGTAGTCAATCGTGTCCGATACCATTGTGATTTCAAACGACCAAGTTCCGTTGTTCAACTTGCATTCCATTAGTTGCGCAATACCGTTGAATTCAAGCAATCCGTTGTTGTAATATTGACAAGTTGCTTTTATCGACGGATCGAAGTTCACGATTCCGGATGTTGTGGTTGAAATCTTTTCGGTTGCCGTCAATAAAAAAACCGATGTCATTAATTGGTGATTAACTCGCGTCCCTGGCAAAGTAATCGTTTTCGATTTGTTTCCTTTCCTTGATGAAACATCCTTGATGTCCGAAATATTGAACGTCAATGGAAACGGAATCGATTGGTCGATATCAACCAACCTTGAATTGATGTATAATTCGCCGGCCATTTAATTAAGTTGTGAATTATAAGAATAAGTTTTTTTAATTTCAATCGTTTCCATGATCAAGCCGTCCTTTCGTGATTGCTTCAAGTCATAACCTTGATTGGTAACGTTCACTGGTTCGAATGCGCCGGTCGCAGCTTCAAGATAAACATTCGGCGATTCGTATAATTCCCGAACCAACCATTGTTGAACTTCTTGATTGATCCAATCCGAATTCAAAATCATTGTGTCTTCGGCGCGTTTTGAAAACGTTGTCATTTCACCTTGGTATAATGGATATATGTAATTCGTTCCACTCCAAATTCCGGACTCCCTTTCGTATGTTGAACCGGCCACCTTTGTTGATTCGGTTGAAACAAGCGTGAACGTAAACGAGTCCCAAACTCCGAACTTGTTCAACCAATGCAAGCGCCTTGTTGGATATCGGTGACATTCATTGTCGATGTATATCTTGAAGGTTTCCGATGAACCGTTGAATGATCCAGTTCCGGCAGCACGCGCAATAACTTCGTAATAAGCGGCGGCGGCAAAATCCAAAGCGGTTATTGTTGTGTTCGCAATAATTGTGTTCGGACTACAATCAACAACCGTCAAATCATTTAAGGTCAATGAAGTCACAACATTTGCAATGATTGAACCGGTCGCGGTTCGTAAACGAAAGCGAACATTGAATGCCGTATCGTTCGAAATAAATCCAAGGAATATATTTTCATTCAATCCACAAAAATACTTTCGCGCCCTTGGCCAAGATGTCAAGAATTTAACCCCTGGCGTTAATGGATTGTTCGTGTCGACATTATAGTCTTTATAATTCCAATTGATGAATTCCGGATGTCTCAAAGCGCCGTTGAAAGGTTTCATCGTTGCCGTTGTGGCCGATGCGCCAATGACCGGCGGTGTTCCATACTTTTCCGAAACGACAATCCAAGCGTTCGTTATTGCGGTATTGTAATCGGTCGTCAATGATCCGTTGACAATCAATGGCGACGACAAGAATGACTTCAAAGCTTCGGACGCGTTGAACCTTGACAAGATTCCGAATTGTGGAAAGACTTGATGTGTTGAATATAAACTTCCGAAAAGGTAAAGTTCAACGATGAAACAAAAATTCGGTTGCGCGGTTTGATCGGATTCGAAAGTCCAAACGATTGGATTGCCGGCCGGTGTGAAAAGTTGCGGTTGTTGTTGGATTGTTATTGCCATTTATCTTTGTGTTGCTTTGTCAAATTTAATACTAAAAATCAAGCCGGTCACTTCGGCCAAATCATTTGCGATGCGGTCAAGAACATCTTCGCTCAAAACCGTTTCAATTATTTTCTTTGGTCGAATACCGTATTCCTTAATTGAATGCGATATAGCGTAAGCATGCGACGACGTGACGCCGTAAGCTTGTTGAATAGCATTCGCCATTCTCGGTGAAACGCCAGGATAGCGAAAACTAAATTCGCTGCCATGATTACTCGAACCAACCGCGTTGACGCCTTGATCTTGAAATTTAAAATAGTCATCCGCTTGAATTTCGAAGGAAAGCGCGCCCGTTGGAAACGGAACAACCGAAGACGCAAGGCCACCGGAATTGTTTGCATTCGCTTTGATGTACGTTCGAAGATCTTCAATTAACTGGTTGCTAACTTTGAGAATGAATTCTTGATAAACGTTTTCCGGTTGCGCGACATTGGCCGTTGATATTCCGAACCCTTCAAGAAAATCAAAATTATCGGCCATTAACTTAATATGTTTTTTTGTTCGTCAACTAATTTAAAGTAATTCATCCAGAATAAAGTTTTTACATAAGGTTGCGCCGTAATTCTTTCCACGTCTTGTCCCATCTCTTTTGATAATCGATGAAGGATAGTTGTCCAAGTGAACCACTCTGAATTTTTAATTGTTGATCCATTTCCAATGTCATCTTCATCGTCCTCAGTTGTTGAATCGCCAATATAGCGAGATTCCGCGTCTCGTATTCGCGCAAAAAAAAACCGAAGAAATTTAAGAATTCATCTCCTGGAAAATGTTCCTTGAATAATTTATACCGGACGTCCGTCGGATTGATTATCCGGCCTTTCGAATCTTCGTGACAATAGTCCATGTCTTCTTCGATGTAGCAAATCGCGACCGCCTTGCATGGATCGGATGCAATGTCTTCAATCAATTTCAAGTCAATGATTTGACCGGTCGTAATGAAACGAAAGTCCTTATAAAAATAATATTTCTTTCCTTCAATTTCAACCAATCCAACCGGATCGCTTGATTTGTATTCCGACAACATCGAAAGCAATTGGCTTGAAGCTTGTTGCACGTCGTCGATGTTTCCCTTCTTAATGTTGCTAATCGAAACGCCTGAAAAGATTGAAAGAAGTTGACATTGGAATTCAATCATTCCCAACCATTCATCGTCCTGGCGTTCCTTCATTGCATCGGCAAGCATGATCCATTTAGTTAATTGATCCGGCAGGCAATCTTTAATTGTTTTTGGTAGATTTAATTTTATCATAATGTTCCTTTGCGATTTGATAAGCATGTTCCAACATGAAGACATGTCGTTGCATTTCATTCGGTTTGTTAAAAACTATTAATACAGTTCGTCCGGTCTTATCCTTGATGAATTGTTGCACAATCATTCGTTTGTAATTAAGTCCGGATTGCATGATATATTCCTTTTCTTTTGTAGTTCTTTAAGCAATGAACGGC